AGCCATAAGGCCGAAGGAGCGCAGCGAGGTCATGAATTTATTGGAGCTGACGGCGGCCACATCGGCGTTATAGCCGATCGCCTTCGCCATCGCGGTGTATTCGCCACTAAACTGGCCGATACCGCGACGCATTGCCATCAGGGTGTTTTCATCCAGACCCAGCATCTGAGCGTACTGGTTCGCGCGGTAATACGGCATGCTGCTAAGACGCTGGCCGACGCCGGTAAAGATCGTCGCCATATCCCGCATGTTGCCGCTGGCATCACGCGTTTGAACCCCAAGCCGGTTCAGGAAACCCTCAGCGCCGGGATTGTTACGCATGAACCGGGCAAGATTTTCGAGAGAGCCGCGGGCCCCGTCGACACTGCCGCCAACCTGACTAACCGCATACCCAATCTGCTTAATGCCCTCTACCGTCGCCCCTGTGCGCTGAGAGGCCCAGTACAGGTCGTCGAGACCGCTGGCAATTTTCGCGGTGAATGCAACGACGGAAAGAGCCGCCGCCTCAACTTTGACGCCCAACTCAATCGCTTTAAGCGTTGTCCCGGCAACGACGGCATCGAATTTTCTGGCGCCAGCCTCATCAACTTTGAACCCAAGCGAGATCAGAAAGTCCTTGAGCGTTTCAGCGTTCATTAGCCTCTCTCCATTTCGCTATGCGGTTTTCGTTATCGGCTTTCAGGTCCAGCCAGTCATTCATACGGGCAATATCAGCCAGATCGACTGATCCATCTTTCAGGGCGGTGTAGGGGATAAGCCCGGCATCCACCGGGCGCATCAGGAAATCCTCGCCTTCTGGCATGGATTCCAGGACAGGACCTATGGCTGGGTAGGCGTCCCGCTGCCGGGGAGTTCTTTCAAAAAATTTCCCAGGCTGTCGGCGACCACCCGCGCCACCAGCTGCAGCATCGTGAACAGGTCGATATCGTCGAACATCAGCGCGCCCTGATCGAAGACTTTCGCCCAGCCCTTTTCGTGCTGGCGGGAAACGACGCTCAGACACGGATGAATCACCGCGTTAACGTCCTCGTCCGGCAGCGCGGCCAGCGTATCGGCAATTTTCGGCAGCACGCTTTCCAGCACTGCACCAGAGTTACCCGCAGCGGCCTGCGCTTTCAGCGTGGAAAATTCGCTAACCAGCCCGGCCAGCACCGGCAGGAGCTTGCGGCTTACCTTCAACTGCTGGAAAACATCGAGCTTTGCGGTGCGGTATTTAACGCCTTTGATTTCAAATTCCATCTGTTAAAACTCCCCAAGCAGCTGATCTATCTTGCCGCAGTCAAAGACCCAGGAAACCGTATTGCCGACTTTGGCGTTAGCGTGATCGGGTTGCTTCTGGAAAGCACAAGAACGCGCTGTAGTGGTATCACCTGATACTTTGTTGCGAATGACGATGACGTTATTGCCCCACGTCGCCGAGGACAGGCTCTGTGCGTTGTACATCAGCGAGAGCTTTTTGTTTACCGGGGAGGTTTTCAGCAAGGTTACCGTGATAGTGCCGCTCTTTCCTGCGTGCAGGCTGTGCATCACCTCGCCATCGGCGCCGATGGTCATGGTGTTTTTGGCCTCTGTCATTGTGACAGTAATGCCCTCTTCGGCGTTCGCTGAGCCGTAGCCAAGCTCAACTAACCCGGTAGGCCCTGCGAGAGAGGCCGAAACATCAAGAAACGAATACGTAGACATCTATGGCTCCTTAGCGCACGACCGTGATTGCGACGGTGCCGTAATGAACGGCTCCGGCCAGTTTCCCGGCAACCTGAATTGGCACACCTTTCCGCGCTTCGCGATCGACCTGAAGCTGGTCATCAACGTTTTCTGCCCAGGTGTAATAGCCCTTCGTCAGCATGTCACCGGTATTGAGCTGGCCAATCGGGCCACCAGTCCATTTACCCGGCGCAAAGAGACCGTTTTGCACAGCCTTATCGAGCACCAGCTCAATGTTGGCGATACGGGTTGTGGTACCGGCGTCGGTCTGGGGGATTTTGGTTGTGCTCGTATAGAGCGTGTTGTAGTCAGCCGTCTGTACGGCGTTCTGCAACCAGTCGAGGCCATGGCGCTCGTCGAAGAAATCGCCGTTTGCCATAACGCCTTGTTCAAGAATCGCTGTATCGTTTTCGTAGTACACGTAAACGTTGCAGTTTTTCGCCTCCAGGTTGTTAGCCTGCGAGGTACCAAGGGTTTCGTAGGTAACGCCCGGCAGCTGTTTAAACTTGAGGGTGATCGTCGTGTTGCTTCCGGTGAAGTCAACAGTGAACGCACGCGCAAACGAGGACAGCGCAGCATAGCGACTGCTGGTCGAATACTGGATAAAGGTACGGCTGTATTTCGCTGCTTTCAGCTTGGAAGCCAGATCCGTCGAGGTGGCCGAGTCAAGAATCGTTGAATCTGCCGAGGTAACGCCAAAGATGCGGGATACACTCGCGGCTTCGATAGCCGCCGCCACACTGATAATGTCGGTGTCGGAAGGATAATCCGCTACCGGCACGGCAAGATGAAGGCCATACCATGAATTCCAGTCCAGCAAAGCGTTAACCGCCTGCAGGAGGCTTTCTGCGCTGCCTGTTTCGCCAGTGGCCAGCGTTTTTGCCCAGCGACCGACATACACAAGAGTCGGCTGCGGTTGCTGGGAGAACCAGATAACAGCCGCTGCATATTCCTGGCTGTCTACACCAAAGTCATCGCCGATATCATCAGCGCTGGAGTAAAGGCGCAACCGCTCAGAAATCGGAATAACAGTTGAGTCGCCCAGGATGAGCATTGAGCCAAAATTGCGCCCCTGCGCGGCCCGAGCAGAAAGCGTCACCGTCACGTTAGCGATACGGTTAAGGGGAAGCCCTTTTTCCATGTTAGTCTCCGGTAACTATCGTGACGTTAGGGTCAACGACAGATTTAACGTTGTAGGTACGGGTGTTTTTGCGGGAAAGGGTCACGGCAAGGTCATACCGGCGCACCCACTGGTTGTTGATCAATTCGGGGAGGTTTCGTATATCATCAGCGCTCACCAGCGACAAACCTGAGATTCGTCGCAACGTATCTGCGTTTTGATCTACAAACATTCCGTCACGAAACCGCGTGGCCATCCCGGAACCGCCGGGGCCATAGAAACAGAAAAGCACCTGGATGCTCTCCCATGACCATTGTTCGCTCTGCTCTTCGCTTACCTGGACATTTGCAGGTGTACCGGGTCGTGAGAGCGTGGAAAAGTTAAACCCGCACCACGTCTCACCGTTCGGCGGTATTTTGGACTGGGGATCGGTAAACCGGGGCAATACCAGGTTAACCGCAATCCCTGTCACGCCTCTTACCCAGCGACTCAGTTGCTTTTCCAGCTCCTTATCGTACTCAGGAGCATCCCCGACGGGGGTAAGATACCCAGGCTCTGTGCTGTCGTTACTCAACGGGGATCCCTCCGTTAAACTCCAGCAGCTCGCAATGTGCCTGCACGAACCCGGCACCGTATCGGGTGTACGGATCGACAAAGGTCACGCGGTACCGTCTGCCACTGTATAAAACGATATCAGCGTCGAGTTCTGGCGTTGAATCACTGGCAGGCATCCCCTGCGTCAGCCTGAACTGGGTAACAATGAGGATGGCGCCATTGATGTTTTGTCCGGCAGCCATTCGCTTAGCCTCAAGCGAGCGGTCGACGGTTACGACACCAGAGAACGGAATAGCCTGCGCGGTATTGGTCGGAAAATTATCTTCGTCCACCGTCTGCACCTGTCGATAACACACCAGGGACAGGTCGACAAAGTCCGGATCAAGCAGAACATCAGTCACATCGAGAAACGGCATTATTTTTTCCTCACGACATACTGAATCGCTCTGAAAAGGAATCCGCGGGCACGTAACGGCTTATCGCCGAGGATGGGCGGTTTCATTTCTCTGCGCTTCTTGATGGTCTTTTCAGATAGTGGGGTCAGACGATCGCCTGCCTCAATGACAGCCTTTGAGGCATCACGCGCAATCTGGCCTGCGGCTTCAAGATGCATCGACGCCACATCTGCCTTACCTTCAAGCGCAGACTGAGCGGCCAGCTTTAAACGCTCGGTCGTTTTATCCCGGGAATCCTCAATGCCCATGTCCAGAAATGGTCTTGGCGGCAGAGTAACGGTCTCCCCGTCTATCTCTACGGTTGCCCCGGTGGACTGGAGATACCCCAGCTCAGCGTTGCTCAGCGGCGCATCATCACGCGGAGGACCTGCCGGGATACCAACCAGCACATCAGTGCCTGACAGTTGTTTCAGCGCATCCAGAACGACACTGTAATTGTCTTCCCGAATTGTGAGCCCGCTTTTCATTCCGGCGTCCCCAGTTGAACCGCTCCGGCACCAAACATCATCAGGTATTCCCAGAACTCCGATCCGTAACGGGAGTTGTTCCAGAAACCGGCATTAGGGTCCAGAGTTGCGCTTGCGTCATAACTGGCTGAAACCTTATCCACTGATTTCGCGGTCTGTATGCCGCTATTTACACCACCAGCAGTACCCACAGCC